TGGATTAGTACCCGACAAGTTCGCTAATAATCTCTCTTGGATCGTAGGCCGCTCAATGTGGGCATCTTACATCCAGAAGTTGATTTATGCGGCTGGTGGTAACACAGTTAGTAATCTGGAAGGTGGCGTTCGTCCACAGCTATTCGGCTATCCAGTTTACGTTTCTGATCAAATGCCTGCCGATGCTGCTGGAAAAGTTGCAGCACTGTTCGGTAACTTTGCTCAGGGTGTGATCATCGGTGATCGTCAGGGTGTTGATATCGCAATGAGCGATAGCCGATACTTCGACGAAGATGTCATGGCTGTACGGTCAACCGTCCGCTACGACATCAATGTCCACGATGCAGGCGATGGCAGTAATGCCGGAGCAGTCGTTGGTCTAGTCACCGCAGCAAGCTAGTTCGGTATTAACGTGGGGGTTAATTATGCGTCTTCTTTTTAATAAAGACTGGCGTGCCTACCGAGCAGGCGAAACCTATGACGTTGCAGACCCCGTGGGCGAGATACTCCTCGCTCGCGGGTTTGCCGTCGTAGAAAAGAAACCTGCGAAGCGGCGCACTAAAAAGGCTACTAAGAATGGCAATAGCAAAAAAACGGCAGTACGTAAGCGTACAACCGGCGATTGAACCTATTTCCGTTGAGGAAGCTAGGTTTCATTGCGATTTAGATGATAACTACTTTGACGAAAAGCTTAGGAGTCTGATTAAGGCTGCTAGGCTTAAGGTAGAAAAAGATACACGCCGTGCATTGATAAACCAAACTCGGGTTTTGTCGATGGACGGCTTTCCTGCTGGAAGCGTCGTAGAGCTTCTGACAGCACCCGTATCGAGCGTTACGACTGTGAGTTATACAACCACAGCGGGAGTAGTTACAACGCTCGATTCAAGCAAGTACAGCGTGGATTCTGACAATACACCAGGTCGGGTTATTCTTGGTTACGATGCCGACTGGCCTGATAATCGTGGTTACGTAAACGATGTGAAAGTAACTTACGTTTGCGGCTACGGTACGAGCAGCACAGATGTGCCGGAAACAGCCCGGCAAGCAATGCTACTGCTAATACGCAGTTGGTTCGATAACCCTGCTGCCACAACCGTTAGCATGTTCATACCTCGTGAAATCATCATGGGGTACGAAGCTCTGATCAGCTGCCTCAAGTGGGGGCAATACCCGTGAGCCTGCGTCTGCGGAATCGGATCATTATCGAAAAGCGGTCAACCAGTGTTGATGCTGCTGGACAGCAAACAACGTCATGGTCAACGGTTCGTGAATGCAACGCAAAGATTCGTGATGCGGGTGGGCGTGAAAAAGCTCGTGGTGATCAAATGGATTCCACCGTTGATGCGATTGTAATGATCCGTTTGCCTCGCGAAGGTGAATACCCAGATAGCACAATGCGTGTGCGATACGACGAAGCTGGACGTAGTCGGACTCTTAATATCATGACTGTTCAAAAGCGTGAGTTTGAGAACAACATGATTTGGCTCTATTGCCGGGAGAATGATTAATGGCGATGAAAAAACAGTTGTCGATGGGGGCGCATTTTCGTCCAGGCAAATTTGTAACGTCCAATGGACGTAACTTACAAATGGCGTTAGATACGTTACCAGCATCCTTGCAGCGACAAGTCCTTCGCCAGGTCATGAGCAAAGCGGGTGTAAAGATTGCAGGTGAAATCAGAAAAGCAACTCCAAGGTCGAAGTTGACTGGTACAACGCTTAAACTAAGTAGCGAGTCTGCCAGAGCGCGTGGTGGCCGGGGTCTTGATCATCTGAAAAAATCCGTTGCTCGCAAGCCAAGTTCAAAATGGCGAAATAACCCGGCTCGCAAAGGAATCATCGGCGTTAGCATTGGGCACGATCAACAAAAGCAGGGTAATCATGCTCACCTGTTAGCACTTGGCCATAAAGCCGTGTATTGGGGTCGCAGGACGACCGAGCGAGTCAAGGCTGATGAGTACTTTAAAAAGACTTGGAAGAAAACAATGCCTCAAGTGGCAAAGATGATTCAGCAGGATGTAAAGAAGAAGCTGGCTTCAGTTGTTGCAAAGAATGCCGCAAAGAATAACGTATTAAATGTTGGAGGTTCACCGTAATGGCTGATTGTGGAATCATCCTACGAACCAAACTTGCAAGTGAGTCATCGGTTACGGACTTAGTCGGTGATCGCATTAGACCTGACGCACTTGTACAAAACGATACATTACCGGCGATAGCCTACGTGGAATCGACGAGTATCCACGAACACGGGTTAGCTGGTGTTGAAGGAACGGTAACGGGAACTGTAGTTGTGGGGTGTTTCGATTCAACAAGAATCGGGGCGAACAACTTAGCAGAAAAGGTTCGACTAGCACTGGATTGTTTTAGAGGCAGTGTTGGCTCGGACTATGTTAAATCGATTTTATTAACAGACCGCACGAAGGAGTATGACATTCCGGTCGACGGATCGGATGCCGGAAGGTATGTCGTCACACTCGATTTCGATATGGTCACCTCAGAAACCATTCCTAGCTAGGAGTTTTAACAATGGCTGATACCGGGAATACCGCATCAATTTCATTTACCGGACTTGCCGGTACTGTCCAATCTATTTCAATCGGTGACCAGACCAGGGAAGCGTTGGAATCAACACCGTTAAATGTAAGCGTTGGTACAAACCACAGTGCTTACAAGGAATTCGTTCCTGATCGTGTGGTTGATCCCGGCGAGGTTGATGTGACTATGTATTTTTCAAGCACACCAGCAGATATCTTGGCTGCGGCTGGAACATTGACGATTACTATGCCGTTGCAAGGCTCAGAAACGACTGCCGGAACCTTAGCTGGTACAGCGTTTTGCACACGAATTAAATACGGCGATTTAGAACAAGGTTCGCTAACGATGGCTGAAGCCACCTTTAAATGGGACGGTTTAACTGACCCAGCATTTAGCGCAGGTAGCTAATTACACAACGGGGAAAACAGATGGAAATTACGTTTGATCATCATCCGCATAGAACGGAAGTTCATGGAGAGTCTGTGCCAACATTTCCAGATATCAAAATGATTCGCATTAACGGCATACAAGCCGGTTACTGCGGGGCAGGTATCGGGAATGAAATACACATGGTACGCAACTACCCTGAGTCTGTGATGGCGATGGTGCGAAGCGCAGTGGAACGGGAAATTTCAGGTGGTGTCAGTGAAGTACGGCAACCACCGAATGTCATGATTGTGGAGGAATCGATAGATGACGACGGGGAATACGAAGACGAAGTCGAAGAATAATTTTGGAACACGAGAACAGCTTCTCGGTTGCTCAGGCAAACGATTTACGGAGGTTATACTCGGTGACACGTCATTCAGACTTCAGAGTTTGACAGAAGGTGAGAAGTCGCGTTTCGAAAAGAGCATTCTTTCTAAGAAAGGTGTTATTCGGGACGATGCCCGGCGACGGTTGTTAATAAGAACACTCGTTGACCAGGACGGCAATCGAATTCTGACTGATGCAGATATCTCAGCACTTGCTGAACTCGACGGAGCGGTCACCGCAAAGCTATTTGATGCGGCGATGGAACACGTAGGGTTTCAAGCGGATGAGATTGATGAATTGGTGGGAAACTCAAAAGCGATCCACGGCGACTGATGGCGTACCGGCTGTGTCGCATGGCCGGAAGACTTGATGTCGATCAGATGCTCGAAGAGATATCTCCCGAGCAGATGGACGAATGGATCGCTTATTACTACACAGAACCATGGGGTGAAGAGTGGTTGCAGTCTTCACTTTTGTGTTCAATCGTAGCAAACATGTTTGTAAGCGATAGGAGCAAGGCGTTAGAACCTGATGCGTTTGTTCCTAAGCTCCGGGGGGCGAAACCGAAGTTCGTTCCACCGCAAGCAATTGGTGAAATCCAACGGGAAATCGAAAGGCGTTACGGATAATGGCTGCTGCTAATCTCGGTTCACTGGTTGCTACAGTTGCTGCCAACACGAAGCCATTTCAATCCGGCATGAAGCGTGCTAATGGCATGCTATCTCAGCTCGGTCAAAAGCTTGGCCTGACCGATAAGCAGTTAAAGACAATGGCAAAAGCTGCCGCTGCGGCAGCAGCATCGTTTTTTGCGTTTCACAAAGTAAGAGATGTGATTGGTGGTGTCGCTCAAGAAATAGATGACCTTGCAAAACGTGCTAGAGCCTTAGGTGCAGAGGTTAATCAGGTCGCCGCATTGTCATTCGCTTCACAGCTTGCCGGAGGAGATACGCAACGATTCTTCTCTACAATAGGTAGGCTAATGTTGAACCTTGGTCAAGGTAGTGAAACAACGCGAATTGCCCTGAATTCGTTAGGCTTGGAATTAGACGACTTAGCTAATATGAATCCCGTTCAGGCATTTATGGCACTTCAGGAGGCATTAGAAGGTGTTGAAAATCAGCAAGAACGCATGGCAATTATTGCTTTGATTGCTGGTGGTCGAATGGAAAACATGATTCCTCTGATGAATATGTTAGGCCAAGATATTGAAGGCTTTATGGAGCGGCACGGCGAGTTAATGGGGATGATAGAAACCCAAGGCTGGGAAGACTATGTTGACGCATTAACTATGTTGCAAACAGCCTGGTTAGGTCTAAAGGTCACATTGTTCAGCATTGTTTTACCTGTATTTAAAGCCATTACTGATGCGTTAACGGCCATTATTGCGACAGTACGCAAGGCGTGGCCGTTGATTCGAAATCTTGCAATAGCAGCAGCGTTTTGTGCAGCGAAATTTATCATTCTCAGAACCGCTCAGTTGGCTTTAATAACTGTTTCGTTGATTCTTGCTAAAACAGTAAAATTGCTAATCATCATGTTTAATGCTTTAGGTAAAACCCTAGCCGCCGCTAGCATGAATTGGGTGCAGTTTGCGGCAATGGTGGCAAAAATGACCGTTGTTCTAATAGCTGTGGGTGCTGCCATCTCGGAAATCAAAGAACTTGAAGAGGCTGTTGATGCTTTAAACGAAGCAGAAGACGAAAACGGTGGTTTTGGAGATTTATTGAAAAACGCTCGAGAGCTGGAAGCACTTGCACAAACAGCACAACAGTGGCTATCAGAGCTTCGCACTCCAGAGGAAATCTTTGCTGACACTCTGAACGAACTTGCGTTAATCAAAGCTAAGTTCGAAGAACTTGGTCTTACTGCCCAGCAAGCACAACTGATCTGGAATCGCGGCGTTGCTTCAGCACTTAAGACGCTGCTTGAAAGCAAGAAAGTCATGGACTCTATCCGACAGGCTGGGTCACTAAAGCTAGGAACTATGGCAGAAGCATCTGGCCGCATGGCAGCAGAACGACAACAACAACGTCAGACTGAATACCTAGACGCGATTAATCAGGCAATGGCTACAGCGAACGACATTCTTGCTGACATTCGTGACAATATCCAACCACCCCCTGGAAACGTACCGGCATTACCATAATGGCAAACCAAGTTCAAACAAAATCGAATACGTGGCAAGGCTCCATCAATATCGATGGTAAAGCCAGCTACAGCGTTGGCTACACGGTCAGAACCGATGACCTAGAGTTAGGAGCTGATTGCATTCTGTCGCTTGATGAGTTGCCTTCCATTGGTGACCGATACGAACTGTTAGATGACGATGTCAACTACAGTTACGTAGTATCAAAAAGTGCCAAACAGAAGTCGCCGGGATTTTGGGATGTCACCATTAAGATAAGTAATGATGTCGGCGGCGGTGGGTCTGAAAGCGGGCAAGGAACAACCGAAGAAGACGAACCGACTGAAGACTGGAAGGAAGTCGGGCCGACTATTGACGTAAGTAGTTTTCGGGTAAGTCGCGCGGCAGAGATCGGTGCTTATGTAGGCAAACTTAAGGTCGCTAGACAGCAGGGTGGCGCACCAGGCGTAGAGCCAATATTCGGTGAAGAAGCAGGTTGGATACCGCCTGATGGCGGGGGCATACCACAGCTCGTAACACATGCGACAGCGGGAGTAAACTTTCTACACCACATAGGCAACGGAATTCCTCTCACAAACAGTGCGCACACTCCTTTCGATCCACCGCCTGAAATTGAATACAGTCGCCTGAAGATTGTTATCACTCGCCTGCACGATGTTTATCCTACGTCGTTACTGAAATTTATCGATACAGTAAATTACACACCGGTGGCGATTGATATTAATGGTTTTGTTGGCACACTACCCCCGTTTACGGCCAAGCTTCAGGGAATATCAGGAAGAAGAGAATACAACGCTAATGATCCGTATTGGCGTATTAATTATGAAATCGAATACGACCCCCTATTTTCGTGGCGTATTAATTTGTTAGATCAAGGATTTCGTAAGGTCAACGAAGACCTTTATGGAGAAGGTTACGACGATCAGGGCAACCCAATCGATCCACAAGACGAAAGCACCAAATGGCTGGAAGTTGCAAAGGATATGTCGGGAGTACCGATGCAAGACCCAATCAAGTTGGACGGCATGGGCAGGCCAGTGGATGTTCTGAATTACAGTTATTATTTGACGTATGCGGTTTACCCAGAACTCGACTGGACAGACCTGAAGTTTGATGTTCCGCAACCTATTGTAAATATGAAGGACGAATAAAATGGCAAAGGTGATTTGGATCGGAACTCCATCTGGTGATGGATCGTGGAGTACAACAACGAACTGGTCAGGTGGGGCGGTTCCGTCAGCCAGCGACGACGTTTATTTTACAGCTGAGTATGTTGGTAGTGTTAAGGCGGGTTTAGATCAAAGTGCCATTGGCTTAAACAGCGTGACGTTTGACCCTGGATATACAGGTAACGTCGGCAGCACATCAGCCGGTTACTTGGTTCTAACAGCGAGTTCATTTACCTACGCTGGAAGTGGTTCATACGCCTATTTTGATTTAGGAAGTGGAACAGTTGCTCCTATTATTAATAGCACAGGCAGCAATCGCCGTGGAGCATACGGAGTGTATCTCAAAGGTACAGGGTTAACCAACATTGAGGTTAACGGTGGACTAGTTCAAATCGGGTATCCCGGTGACACATGCTCTGCGTCCACGCTTAACATAACCAGCGGTAGAGTGCTTATTAATGAGTCCGGCACGATCACAACGATCAATAACTACGGTGGTAGTGTTACTACCTACACAGATAACACGACTCTTAACAATTACCGTGGTTCTTACACACTAGGGCGGGATGCAGCGTTGACAACCGCTCACATTGAATCTGGTACGATCAACCTCGATAGCAGCGGCACAATTACAACTCTCAACCTCAACGGTGGACAGCTTAACGCATTGGCCGGTAATGCTAGGACAATTACAACGCTACAACTGGAAAGCCGGATCAAGCCTGAATTACTTTCCGTCTAACACGACGATTACTAATTTCTCTGCTCCGACTGAACCAATTTCGATTGTTAGTACAAAGCAGTAAAGTGGGAAGTCGATGGCAAAGTTTACACTTGGTACGCGCGCGATTCAGCAGATCACAGCAGACCATCGTGAGTTAAAGAGCCAGCTTAAGAATTTAAAAACAGCTCTGAGTAAGAATCCACCTCGAACAGGAATGCGTGAGGATTTTGCTTATGCGGTAACCGACGAAAAGATTCCTGCCCGCACAACAACTTCACCCAGCGTGCAAACCGATACGGTGACATTATTAAACAAGTTCGGAAATGGCCTGGCATCCATTTGGGACTTTAAACGCACGAACGAAGGTACAGCAGACGATCCAGACTGGACACAAAAGCTGGAAAAGCGTTCTGCATCACAAGTTCGTGTCTACAACCCAAACCTCGTTTGTATACCAATTCGTTCTCTCGTCACAATAAGCCGTAACTTTCAAAGCGGCCTCTGGGTAATCACCGATAAGGTGCAGACCATCATTGGTAAGGCTAGTGGTAGCATCACCGCTCGCAGTGGGTCGGCAGCAGGAAGCGGAACGATGAGTCTGTATTATGTCGACAAGAACGGCGCGCTCACCGATAGTGGTGACACAGTGGAGGTAGTAAACATTGCCGGTAGTGCCGTGACCGCTGGTGCATTTATTACCGCAAAGCTAGATAGTCTTAGCCAACGATACGTCGTCGATATGGAGGACTGCGTGTAATGGCCGTAAATCGCTTTTCGCCAGGTTGCGAATGCTGCGATACCGGCTGCACTCGGTTGTCAGATAACGCAACGTCCGGCAGTATCTCGGGACTCTGGAATAACACAGAGAGTGCGTTTGCGGCAGACAGTGATGGCTATTACAACACAACCACGTCCGGCACACTGATGTCAAACCGTCCAATGGCAACGACGGACAAAAAAGGTAGTCTCAAGTTTTATTTTGTAAAACTCGAAGTCGGTGCGACTTTAAAAATACTCTTTGATTACGTGGATTCTAATAACCACCATTATTTAACGGTTTCGCGTACAGCAGATACGGACTGCACATTTGTGAACCCTGCCGGAGGTAATACTACGGGAGTCTCGTCGGTATCGCTTGAATCAAACTATGATTTCGTGATTGCTAAAGTTGACTCAGGAGTTGAATCGTCCATTGCTTCGCGTACAGGTCTTCGTGGATTAGAACCTAGTGACGAACGGCTGTGCGTTGAATGGGACGCATCCCATGTCATTGTGCATACAACCCTGGTTGTTATTCCAAGCTGGTTTGATGAATCAGGTTATTGGAACTGCGAACCATCTGGATTTGGACTGACAACAGAGTACACAACTTTTGACGGTGCGGACTATGGATTTAGTCATGACGAGTCGTCAGAAAATCAAATTCAAATCAAGGTTATCCATGCGAATAAAAGTCGCGTCGAGGAAGGTTGTCCCGGCTGTTATTTAGATTGCCCCTGCAATGTCGTTCCAGAGGAGTTTGATATTACCGTTACTGGGATTGATGACGGGGAATGGCGATTCGTTAATTGTAGCAATTGCTCTAATCTTAACGACACGTACACGTTGACTCTACAGCAAGATAATTACGAAAAGTTCCCATTTGGGGTTGAAGAATACAAAAGCCGTAACGACGGAGGTGACCATGTTGCCGGAATGCCATTTGCTAGCGGGAACTGTGTTTACGCCTATAGCGCGGCAGGTCATTCGTCGCCACCGCAGGCCAGTTGCTCTCCTGGTGGTGATATTTACATCGAGAAGATGTTTCTGTGGTTTACAGAAGGAATCGCGCATCTGCAAATATGTTTGTATAGCGATAACCCGATGTGGAGGTATGACTCGCCTTGGTATATTCAACCACCCTTAAACCCTGCTTATCCATTATGTGCTAAGGGCGCAGGAGCAGTCTTCACCTTCAATTTGTCGGCAGTAAGCGGAACGCAATATTACGATTGCTTTATAAGTGAAAGTGACGTCTGTCCCGATACTCTGCACTGGTGGGGAGAAGGAAGACCGCAGATAGATATTGAGTGCGGTAGTTATAACTCGGGTAAAACGTGTGGTCTGAGCAAAATGAAAATCTCAGTGGTGGGGAGTTGATGATGCACTGTGTGTGGAAAGAAGTGGATGACGGGGTCGTGTGTGTTAGCTGCGGTAAGCATAAGCCAAAGCCGACACGGCGTAATTGTTCATTAAGTAAAGGTGCAGGCGACAAGGTGGCACGAATGACAAGTGCTGTAGGGATTAAGCCGTGCGGCGGCTGTAATAAGCGGAAGCGAAAGCTAAATAAGCGTTACGCAAGTGAAGCGTTTGAAAACGCCCGTTGGATTCCGGCAATGCAGTATTTACACGTAACTCGCGAGATGATTGCACAGGTTCCCGGTAATGTTTCGGTCGTTGTCGGTATCCCCCGGAGCGGAATGATTGGTGCAAGTTACCTTGCTACGATGCTACACCTGCCACTGGCAACGCTAGATGGCGACGAGGTGAAGATGGTTGGCGGTGGTTCTCGTACGCAGCACATGCAGGCCGACATGACTATGCCGTTGTT